TGGTAATAAGCATCAACTGCAAAATAAAATGTTTGTGATGGGTTTTCTTCTACTGGTTGTATAAATAAAGAATTTAAAACCTTTGATACATCAAATATACCACGACTATTTTGATTTGGATATTTTACTAATGTATATTGTGCTTCTGAACCACTATTAGTAGATGAACCTGTCCAATAATATAATTCATTTACATATTGGAAGGAACCTGTTGTAGTAATAGCAGTATCTGTTTCATAAACAGTAAATACAATTGGACTTTGAGAGGCTACAATTTCCTCTGGCTCTTGAGTAATAGAAAAAGACATATACTAACTCGTTTTTATTATTTTAACACTTTACAAGAAGAATATAGTATATCAACTAACAGAAAAACCTGCCTTATTAAACGCAGTATCTAACATTTCTAACTCACCATCTACATACACATCTACTTGTGTTAATAAAAACTCATCTAATACTTTTTGGAAATCAGGGTCTTCTGTTGCAAGTTCACCGAATGGTCTTGCAATCATTCTTGTAGTTCCGTTATGAACCCATCTACCATAATCAGCACCATTAGGAGCAATGTTTATTACAATTTGGAAACCATCTTGTATTTTAGAACCTATCTTATCAATAGAGTTCTGTGGTGATTGTATAAACTTGGTAAGTAAGTTACCTGTTTGGAAGGCTCTTGACTCTTGACCTTGTGGGTTAGGTCTTAACTTTGACTTTGCAGACCTTCTATATTTTGGATAAGATACACCAGGATATATTGCTTTAGCAGCTGACTTACGATACTGTTTAGATACATCCTTTAGAGTTTTCATAAATCAAAAGATTGAGAATAGTTTGTATCTATTTCTGATTGTGATAATTCTTTTTGATACACTCTAAATGAATTTAATTTAATACTTGTAGGACCATTACCGGTTTCTACAAACGGTTCTCCTATTTGTAGTGTTGGATTATTTAAATCTGATTCTGTAGATAAAGATGCTGAATCTTGTAAAATAGTATCAACATACCAATATAATAAAGAACCATCATATACTATATCATGTTGATGAGTTGAACTATCATAAGTTGCATTTAAAGTGGTTGCACTTCCTAAACTATTAATATATTTTAAAGTACCAAATGATTTTAATTCTATTTTTGGATTATTATTATCATTAGATATATTAAATTGTAAAATATCATCAGGAGTACCAGATGTTGCATTATCTGCACCTGTCCATTCAATAGTAAAGTTATCTGTTACATTAAAATCAGGTAATGAACCACTAAAATAATCAAGTAATTCTCTATTGTTAATACCAGTAATATTACCTACTGTTTTATTTGAATATACCTGTAAATTATTAGAAAGAATATTTACAGAACTTGTATAATTTGTAATATATGAAGTTGGCATAGTAGTAAATGCAGGATCATCTTGGACATGAAGTATATTATTACCACTATTTAAATCATAAATAAATTGTGAAAATGGTTTTAAACCAAATGTATTTGCATTATCTATTTCATAACGATACTTTAATCTATCAGTAGTTATTGGTTTTTTTTCATATAAAGAAGAAGAACAAAGATTAGTTGGTATTGCAATAAAAACACAACCCGCTCCACCTGCGTTATTTGTATATTCATCTTCTCCGGTATTATAGAACTGACCGCCACCGCCACCTCCACCAAAACAAGGAACATCATCAAATAGAGCTCCTCCTTTACCATCACCAAATTGGTCACCATCACCACCACCAAATGGTTCAGACCTCTCAAAATTATTTTCACCTTCTGCAGCACCACCACCACCTGCTCTAAATTGAACATCTTCACCAAAGAATAAAGTAAGACCTGGTCCTCCTTTATCATCAGTTGGTGTTTCATATGCCCCACCACCACTCAAATCACCTACATTATTGGTTGGTGCACCTGATGTTCCACCATTACCACTTAAATCTCCACCTTTACCACCATATCCTCTTATATTATCTTGACCTGATAATATTATAAGAGAATCTCTACCATCACCACCATTAAATGGTGAGCCAGGAGTTGAAGCTCTTACTATCTTATTTCCCCCTTGACCTACTTGTATTGTATAATCACCTTCATTTAGAATTACATGAGTTCTTAAATCAAATCCACCTCCACCTCCACCTCTACCATCAGATGAACCTGCACCACCTCCACCTACTGCTCCAATAATAGCATTACTTGTAGAGCCTGTTAGGATACTAAATACAAAGTTTTCTACACCCTCACCACTTGTTTGTTGTGAAGCAGAAAATAAGTAAAACTCCCAATGTGTAGAACCTAAATCAAAAGATTGTGATACAGAACCACTACCTTCAGCTACAACACAAGATTTTAATTGATTTGCATTAAAAAAAGAAGTTGGAATAAATCTCATATCTTATTGACTATATAAGTTAGTACCTACACCGAATAATGAGTTAGTATCAAATGATACAAATGTTAATAAATCAAATGAAGCACTAACTGATGGAGTATATTCTTGACCTATAGGAAATTTAACAGTAGATTCATCTATACTAACAGTAGCTCCAAATTGTGATGCAACTCTTAAAGATACTGTTTGACCAGGTGTAATATTAGTTGCAGTAAAGTGAGTTGAACCTGTTGGTAAAGTTACAGTAAAGAAATTACTTGTAGAACAATCTATACTTGCAGTAGAGGATGTAATAGTAATAACTTCTACATTACCATTTACTGAACCTGATATTGTTTGATTACCATCAAATGTGTTATCACCACTTAAAGTTGCTGAATCTGCTAATAAAGAACTTGTAGAAAATTGTGTTGTTTTATTTGTCCCATTACCAACAAAGAAATTACCTTCTTGTAAAGATGCAGTAAATCCATCTATTACCTCCATACCTCCAAAGAATGTGCTTCTTCCTTGTGCATCAATACCACCTCTGGCGTTTATATTATTGTGGATAATAAAATCAGAATCCCAATTGTATTCCATAACTTTAGTATCACCTAAATAAGTTACATAAGAATCACCATCGTCTGAACCACTTATCTCAAAAGTTCCTAATTTATTAAAACCATTTGATGTAATACCCAATGTATTACCATAAGCTAAAACTGCATCTTCTTTAATACTTAAACCTAATTCAGAATCTGTTGGATACCCAAATTGGTATGATGAAGATGGATAAAATCTAATTTCTCTATCATTGAATGTATCGTCAGATATCAAACTGATTTGAATTCTGTTTTGGAAACTATCAAATCTAAATCTACTATCGTCATTAGGAGCACTATTAGTAGGCCTTAGGTCAAATTGCATAGGAAAGGTGTTATTACTACCTGTAAAGATATTAGCTACATCTGTTCTTGCATAAGAACCTGTTTCACCTTCAATATTGTTTAATCTATTATCAGCTGACTCAGTAAATGTGTTATATCCACTATTAATGGTTAACTGTGATGCCGTAAAGTCATTTAGAGGAGTGATATCGGCACCAGGTATGTTTACATTAAAGGTAGAAGCATCTGCCTTCGTAAAAGTAATATTTCGTGTTCCATTATCAAACGAAGCAGTTTCTAATAAAGAACCTGTATCAATATTGTCTATTTGTGTTTGTAATGAAGCAGTAGTAGTTTCTATACTATCTAATCTATTATCTGTTGACGATGTGTAACTATTTAAGTTAGTTAATGATGTTTCTAATGAAGCAGTAGTAGTTTCTATATTATCTAATCTATTATCGGTAGAAGATGTATATGCTTGAAAAGAAGCAGATGTAACAAAGTTTGTTTCTAAACTGGCAGTAAATACTTCTAAACTATCTACACTTTGTTGTAATGAACTTGTTACTGTTTCTAATGTTGTATTCTTATCTTCTTGAGAACTTGTAAAATTATTAACGATTAAATTAATTTGTTCTTGTGATGAAGTAAATTCTTCAAGTAAATCTAATCTATTATCTTGTGAACCTGTATCTGTTTCTAATTGGTCTAAACGATTATCAACTGATGCTGAATAAGTAGTTACATTACCTATACCATTTACAGATGATGCACTTAATTCACCTTGTATATTAAAGTTTCCATTTCTGTTTACTTCTATTCCTAAATTATTACCACTACCATCTTGTAATTCTATATAAGAACCTGTTGGTACGGCACCATCATTTGATGTATGTATCAAAGATGTATACGATTGAGAAATAAATAATGTTCTTAAATCACTCATTTATACAAATCCCCATTGTCTTATTTCCGCATAAGGAGCAGAGCCCCATGATGCAGGTGTTGTTCCCCATATTTTTGGACTTATCCATATTTCACATTCCTCACAGTTTTCATAATTGTCAAATGGCACACTTAAAAGAGGAAGATTTATAAAGTCATAATCTTCTCTTTCCTCAAAAGTGTCTTTAATAGTATAACACTTATATCCTTCATAAGTGGTAAGGTCACGCCTTGAGTTAGGGAATATTCTACTTGAGAATATTTCACCTATACTACCCGAAAAGTTAAGAGTAGCTAAATACTCTTCTTGGGTTTCACAGTCCTCAATAATAAACCCACTACCACTTGGATTAATTAAAAAAAAAAGGCAACGATTTCTATCGTTGTGAACTCTAAGGTTAAAGGTTGATGACCAACCCGCTAACCCATTGTCTAGCCGTTCCTTAAAGGGTTCACACGATATATCTGTGGTAATCTCAAAGCCATCTACGTTTCTTGCAGTGTAAGACGTTAAATCGTTGATAATAGATAAAGTATTAGCGTGAATATCAACAACGTCATCATCACCGTAGAAATCAAGAACTTGTTCGTTGGTTTGTCCTGTTGATTCATTGGCTTGTAGTTTTTGTTTATCTGCTACAATCAATTGGATAGTATAATCAGTATAGTTAGTTCCAAAGGATGTAGTATCTATTAAAACATTTCCTAATGGATAGACAGGAAATTTACTTGTATCTATTTCAGATATATCACCTTGTGTAACTATCTCAATAGAAGGATGGTTAGACATGATAGTTCTAAAATAGTTTAAGGTGTTGTAATATAAACTATAATTTAGTTCGTTCTTTACAACTTGTGTTCTGTTTTCACTCATAGATTTATTCCACTAAAATACTGATTGGATTGGTCAGGATATATTTGTGTTGCATTTCCAACACTTTCTAAAAACTCTGGTATCTCTGTTGAGTAAGCAATCAAGAAATCTTGTAATCTTGTTGCAAAGTATTCTGCATTATCACTAGCTTTTGCACTCAAATAATCTAACTCTGTTTTATCAGGTGCAATAGATGTTTCACTTTGATGTTTTTGTGCTCCCTTTGTCTTAAATTCTATTGACGAGAAAGGGATGTATTCTACACAAGAATACCATATCAAAGTAGGTTTGATATAATCATTCATTAACTCTAAATATCTACCCGTAAATGGAGTATTTGCAATTATATCATCACTTAATTTGTTGTATAGGACAGTTCCTACTAAATTCAGTATATACTTTTGTTGAGCAGTGTTTACAAATGGTAACAAAGCATCTGCATCAACTGCTCCTCCTAATACTGATTGTTTTATTATATCATTTCTTGTTATGAATAATGCAGTTGCCATTTTAATCCTCTATAATTTCGTAGTTTTGTTTGTAAAAAGGTGATGATGGTCTTACCCCTCTTTCTTCTGTTAGTTCTTCTGTATCTTTCATTGTTTCATCAACATCTTCTTGTGCTTCTTCTATTGTTTGACCTGTATCATCAGCCGTGTCTGTAAGAATGACAAGAGGTGTTAGTTGTTCAAAGTATAAATCGTGTTTACCCCAACCACCAAGAGCTAATGCACTATTGATTGCATTTATTAGTAAAGATTGGAATGGTTGTATAGTCATAGTTTGGAAAATAGAATAAGCAGTTTTCATTTCTTCACTTTGTGATGAAAAACCATTGTTAGAAGTTCTAATACCAAACAATAATGGTGATACAATTCTATGAGCTACCAATATTCTATCTTGTGCATAATCTGCTACATACTGATACTTCTCGTGTAAGTTTTCTGTTTGTATTGTATCTAATGTTGGTTTAGAATCTGCATCATCGTTAAATGATACCATAAATCTACCTGCGTTTCTTGTACCTGTAAATTTACTTTCTATAAGAGTTTCTATTGTTTCTCTTTCTTCAGGTGATGGAACACCGTTATTTAGATTTACCATTACAAGAGGTAAAAATCCATTCTCTATATTGTTAATGTGTAGATTAGATAATTCAGCTTCTATATTAGAGAACTGTAATGCTGATATCCAATCAGGTAGAGAATAATAATATCTATTCGGTTCGTATTCTTTGATATATACTATTTCTATTTCTTCATCAGATGTACCAAGAACAGGTATTTCTATCTTTCTTTTTTGTTTTCTA